CTACGAACGCAAGGTTTGATTCTCAAACCAATGCGCCGACAACTGGTATTTAAGGGGGTAATATAAATGGCTATTTCTCGCGCACAATTAGCGAAAGAGCTAGAACCCGGCCTTAATGCCTTGTTCGGGCTCGAATATGATCGTTACGAAAACGAGCACGCTGAAATCTTTGAGGAGGAGTCTTCGGACAGAGCCTTTGAAGAGGAAGTGATGCTTGCTGGATTTTCTACAGCACCAGTGAAAGGTGAAGGCGGAGCCATCACTTTCCAAGATGCTCAAGAAACATTCACAGCTCGTTACACTCACGAAACTATAGCACTTGCATTTTCAATCACGGAAGAAGCTATAGAAGACAATTTGTATGACCGGCTTGCGTCTAGGTATACCAAGGCTCTTGCTCGATCTATGGCTCAGACCAAGCAAATTAAAGCTGCCGCAATTTTAAATAATGCGTTCAGCACTTCTAGCCCCATTGGTGATGGAGCTGCTTTGTGTTCATCCGCTCACCCCTCTTTGTCTGGAAACCAACGAAACTTGCTTTCTACGGCTGCTGATTTGAACGAAACTTCACTTGAGCAAATGTTGATTGATATTGCTGGGTTTACGGACGAAAGAGGGCTAAAAATAGCAGTTCGTGGAATGAAATTAATTATTCCAAAAGAATTGCAATTTGTTGCTGAAAGAGTGCTTAACTCTAATCTTCGTCCCGGAACGGCAGACAATGATATAAACGCAAACAAGTCTATGGGTATGATCCCAGATGGAGCGGTGGTTAACCACTTCTTGACAGATACGGATGCGTATTTCATTAAAACCGATGCTCCTAACGGCTTTAAACTTTTCCAACGTACTCCAATTCGCACTGCGATGGAGGGCGATTTTGATACTGGAAACATGCGTTTTAAAGCTCGTGAGCGTTACTCCTTTGGAGTTTCGGATTGGAGAACGGTTTTTGGTACTCCCGGAGCGTAAACAAATTTATTTTTGTTGGGAAAGGCGGCTTTTCAGCCGCCTTTTTTTGTTATATGATTAAAATCTAGGATATTTTAGTTTTAGCGACTGACCTAGCAGATGCTTACGAAAACGCTAAAACCAACCCTTTCGTAAGGAGGAATCAATGGCAAATACGACTTTTTCAGGTCCAGTTAGATCAAAAGATGGCTTCGATGCCATCATAACTAATACTTCTACAGGTGCTGTTACTAATACAATGTCTATGGAAACTTATGTAGCAACGGTTACAGTTGCTGACGGTGATACCACAGGCAAAGAGTCTGCAATAGGAATCCCTTCTAATTTTATCCCAATGGGTGTGATGATAGCTGTTACTGCGGCTGCTTCTAACTCTGTTACTCTAAATGATATAGGTACGGATGCTGATACAGATGGATTTGTAGATGGTATTTCCGCTGCGGCAAACTCAGTTGGATTTAAAGGATTTTTTCCATGCAATGGCGTTTTAGGAATGTCTGGGGGAACCACTACAGCCGCTACTGCCACAGCAGACGAGGTTGAGATTGTTCTTTCTGGAGATCCCGGAGCAGATACTACGGTTGTTATGAAATTCTTTGGATTGTCTAGCTCTTCTGACGCATCTTAATTAGGAGGATAGATTATGGCAGACGCTGTAACGTCTCAAACTATTATAGACGGTCCGAAAAATGCGGTAATGAAGTTTACCAATGTTTCTGACGGCTCGGGAGAAAGCGCGGTTACTAAGGTTGATGTTTCGGCTCTTTCTAACAGTGCAAACGGGGACACTTGCACCGGAGTTGTTATTGAAAGATTATGGTGGCAGTGTATCGGGATGAAAGTTCAAATTCTTTGGGACGCAACTTCTGACCAGTTTTGCATTGAACTAGGAGAGAACCAAAGTGGAAACCACGATTACACCGTTTTTGGAGGACTTACTAACAACGCAGGCTCTGGAAAGACTGGGGATCTTAACTTTACCACGGTAGGTGCAAGCTCCGCAGATACATACACTATTATAATGCATATGAGAAAAGAATTTTAGCTAAATGAGCAAGGCTAAAGATGCAAAAAGAACCCCCTCTGGTAAGTTGTCTTATCGGGGGGAGCTTTGGCCCGGCTTTAATAAACCAAAAAGAACGCCGGGAAAGCCTAAAAAAAGTGCAGTTTTGGCTAAAAAAGGCACCGAAATTAAGATAGTTCGTTTTGGCGATCCAAATATGACCATTAAAAAAGACCAACCTTCCAATAGAAAAAGTTTTAGAGCAAGGCATAAATGTGATACAGCTAAAGATAAATTTACAGCCCGATACTGGTCCTGCAAGGCGTGGTAGCCGAGTAAAACAAGGCACTCGTGTTCCGGCTTCTGCTTGCGGAGTTATTAAATTAGCTAGTGGGGGTGCAGTAAAGTCCAAAGGTAAAATCTGTCCTGAAGGCAAGGCTTGGGCAAAAAGAACTTTTGATAAGTATCCGTCTGCTTACGCTAATTTAGCGGCTTCTAAATATTGTAAAGATCCCAATTATGCTAAAAAAAGCAAAAGAAAGAGAAAATAATGGGTCAGTTAAAAGAGTGGTTAAAACAAGATTGGGTGCGGATAGATAGCCAAGGAAATATAAAAGGAAAGTGTGGCACTTCTAAAGACAAAAAGAACCCTGATCGTTGTTTACCTAGAGCAAAAGCTAATAGTTTGTCTAAAGAAGAAAGAGCAAAAACAGCTAGAAAGAAGAAAAGAGAAGGATCTAAAGGAAAACAGTTTGTAGCAAATACTAAAAAAGCAAAGGTAAGAGCGGCAGGGGGTGGTGAAATTAAAGGCAGTCGTCGTTTAAACAAAGGCTGTGGTGCGGTTATGGAAGATCGCAGAAAAAGGACTCTTTACGCATGAACATGATGAATTTTTATGTGGGAAACCAGAAAAAAATATGTAATGAAATTAAGGCGTGGTCTAAACACGCTTTAGAAGTTAAAAACGATAATTTTAACGGTTTACCTGCTTGTCCTTTTGCAAAAAAAGCGTGGAAAGACGATAAAGTAACAATTATTTTTAAAGAATCTGAACATTATCAGGATTTATACACGGTTATTTCTACTTTTACGGATGTCCATGATCTTATTATTATTGCGGATACTTGCTATAAACCTTTAAAAGAATTTCATAATTACATAGATAGCTTAAATGAAGCTATTGCAGAGGGACTTTTTATACAAAAAGACATATGGTTAATGGGTTTTCATCCAGAGGAAGAACAAGAAGCCGTTTTTGAAGACGGGTTTGAGCCGTTAACCGACACGCTTTATGCTATGATTTTTGTGCAAAGATTAAGCAAATTACAAGAATCCGCTGAGAAATTAAAAAAACAAGGGTATTATAAGTATTTTGACAAAGAGCTTAGTTCTAAACAGTTATATGATAGACGTGAATTTTTTTATAGGAGATTAAAAAATGGCAATGTCAAGAGTAAAAGTAGCACCGTATCATAACGCTAAGAAAATGCGTGGTGGCGGCATGGTTAAAAAGATGCGTGGCGGCGGCATGGTTAAGAAAAACATGGATGACATGGCAATGGGTATGATGGACGGTGGTATGGTCAAGAAACCTAAGAAGATGCGCGGTGGTGGTATGGTTAAGAAGATGCGTGGTGGTGGTATGGTTAAAAAACCAAAATAAAGGGTAAATAATGGCTGTTTCCGGGTCAAAGAATTTTGAGTTAGATGTAACAGAGTACATTGAAGAAGCTTTTGAGCGATGCGGTTTAGAAGTAAGGACGGGTTACGACATCAAAACAGCTAAGAGGTCTTTGAATCTTTTGTTGGCTGATTGGGCTAACCGTGGCTTAAACCAATGGACCATAACTCAAACTACGGTTACTGCGGTTTCGGGGACCTCTTCTTACACGTTGGATGCGGATACTATTGATATTTTGTCCGCCGTGGTTCGTCGCAGTAGCACCGATTTTTCTATAACGCGATTAAGTCGAGATGATTATTTAAACATTCCGACTAAATCTCAAACGGGAAGACCTTCTCAATTTTTTTTAGACAGGCAAATTACGCCTGTTCTAAAGGTTTGGCCTACGCCTGAAAATAGCACGGATCAATTTATTTTTGATCGACTGGTTCGTATTGATGACGCAGATGCTCCTGTAAACACAATGC